CTTTTTTTGATACTCGCGATTTGGAATTTTCTGTTATCTCATAGCCTTATATTAGGCTCAATATCATAATAATAGATTATAATTTTTAAGTTATCCCGACTCAGAATAGGGGAACATGGGGGTGGAGCGACTCTGTTAGGAGAAGCGATATGACACCAACCATCGCAAGTCGGCCATTTAGCAACTCTGTGTCAGGCTTCCAAAAGCCCTGGATATATCCTTCATCTTTAGGATTCGCCGCTGTTCCGAGGAACGCCAAAGCAGCAACGGCGACAGAAAGACCAACATTGTCATGAAACTGGGTACTGATGGAGTTTCCGGTCATAACCTCATCAATCACAGCGGACGTGAAACCAATCATAGCAGCACGACCATTTATGCGCTCGGCCATAGAAAGAAAGTCATTGGAGCGCTCAACAGGTTTAAGCGGGGGAGCCCTAACAGAAGAAGTAGTCTTTCTCGCAGTCTTGGTCTTCACGGGCTTATTGAGTGTGAGGTGGGGCTTTGTGGATGCGCGGATAAGAAGGCTCATTTATGCATAAGATATGATTCGAATCTTTAATATTCTTAATCTATTGAACCGTCGCCGTTGTTCAATAGATCTGGGTCTATGAATTCCTGATATTTGTCCCCCTCCAATATCATTTTATGACCAATGTGATCTATTTTCTTTGCTTCGACATTACGAGCGTACTGCCATCTGGGTTGATCTATCTCAAGTAGCTTTTCTCGCAATTTATCATTCTCGGCTCTGAGCGTTTTTAATTCCTGCCTCAGTTCCAATCGTTGGATATATACGTGTTTTACACCGTTTAGTGCTTTCTCCATTGATTCTTCGAGAAAGTGTATGAAGGAGTCGTCTTCCGCCTTTGACATACCACAGAGTGGGTGATAACGACGAGGTCGAGCACAACGACGTATGATCATTCTTTTTGGCGTTAGCGACAGTCTGTGGTGAGTTAACGACATTTGATTATTATTACATCTTAATCTCTAAGCGTTTGATATCTGCTCTTCTAATATATCTCGAGCGTCGTATAGATACGACCGAGGTGACACTATACGGAAGTTGAAATCGTCACCGAACTTTTTAGGTGGTGATTCTTTGAATATATGTTCCATAATGATAGGTTTACAATTATCGATTACCAAATCTGTATATATAATTTTGATACGGGTACTGCTTAGCGTTCTTGCTATAGAAGTTGTGACCTTCATCTTATTACATTCTCGCGCGCTAACCTTAAGTGATTTTTACATACGGGACACGTATCTAAAAAGTAAAAACTCCTCCACTGAGAATCGAACTCAGATGACCTGGTTTCGGATTATATAGACTTATTTGGTCTACAATGCAGTAACAGCCAGGGATAATGACCTTTATATGATAGAGGATTTAGTCTCTATAATATGAGACTTCCAGTCACCATGAATCGAACACGGGACAATCTGAGTTTTGATCACTAAATTAATAGTGTTATTTAGCTTTAAATGCGCTACAATCAGATGCTCTACCAACTGAGCTATGACTGGTTTTGAGCTCCCATCTGGATTTGAACCAGAGTCGTTGGATTCAAAGTCCAAAGTGATAACCAACTACACTATAAGAGCTTGAAGTGATACTCACACCCCCACTTCATCAATAGTTTGATTCTCTCCTTTAAGCTCGTTTACATATTTAAAGTGGAACAGCGTCAATGAAAAAAATCCCGCCGAAAAATTTGTAATCGTCATCGGAATGACATTGTAATACATTGAGAAAATTAAGCCAAGTACACTCGCCAATAAATTGAGACCTAGAAATACATAACTTATGGCTTTCGCATCCTTGTTCTTATATACATGAATTACTTCCGGTATAAACATGAGACATATTAAAATGGAGCTCGTGAAACCAGAGACATCTATAAGATTCATCCTTATCTTATAATATTTTCTAATGTTTAAGTAGGTATGATTTGGACCATCTTAATTCTTTTATTGGTAGCCATCATCATCAAAACTTTCAGAAGGGTTCGTCCAGAAAACTACACCTACAAGTGTTTTCTACTCACTTTACCAAAAGAGGCCTTGAGACAGGAAAAGTTTTTACGTAATCATAACGATCAAATTCCAATCGAGGTTATTTATGGAAGTGATACAAAGAATGTAAAAATTGCTCGGGAATATGAAAATCAAATTGACCCAGACTACTTTGAAAAGGCTCTACAAATGCACTATAATCCAAATGTTAAAAGACCAGACATAACATATTTTAACATGGGAGCCATCGGGTGCTTCATGGGACATATGGAGTTTTATAATAGATGTTTTAAACAAGGTCTTAAGTATGCAGTGATTTTTGAAGACAATGTTATTGTAAAATACAATAAACTTTATGATGAGATACAAAAGGTTATTGATGAAAAGGGAGATGATTTTGAAATGTGCTTTTTCCATTGTCTTTCACGACTTCCAGATAAACAAGATGGCAAACTTGAAAGAGTTAAATGGATATCAAGTACCAAGTGTTATTTGATAAATGTTCAGAATATGAAGAAGTATACAAAATACTTTTTACCAATGGATAATCATATTGACATGAAACACGAAGATTTGATTGCTAAAGGTGCCCGCGTTTACTATAAAGACCTGCGTTGGTATATGAAAATTGATCGTTCTCACAAAAGTACAATTGGACATAGCGAACACGGTAGACCTTCATACTTTTCAAAAAATTATCCATCGGCTACACCTGATGATGTAAAATGGGGTTATTAAGACCACGGTATATCTTGAGGTCTGTGTCGACACGAGTGTTTCAAAAACTTTGTAAATTTTACGAAATCATCCGTAGTTTTAATTGAATTTAACATAATTTCAACATATTTATTATAGCCCGCGTGTATTCCCTCGTGAATGAGGCGATCTTCCCGCACACGGAGTATAAACTTACCTAGACGCGTCGGTAACATTATGAGATTACTGCTCGCATTTATATCATACCCCACTTTGACAATAATTGGATGTTTCTTGAATTGCTTGGGTATAATATGATGATCTTCTACGAGACCTTTACCCTGAAGACGCCACCGGGTCTTGAATAATCTACGCGCGAGTGATCCGTACCTCATTACAATAAGTAATATTTTTTAGATGTGGAGGGTGTGTGACCTATAGTTTCCGCAGTTGCGTCTGTCGCCTTCTTTTCATTACCGTCATACTTCTTCAAATGCTTTTGGAAGAGCTGCATACTCCCAGCTGTTCTAACATCCTTGATTTGTATGGTATCATTCCGTGTAATACTTCGTAAAAGGTCTCTTACTCGTGTATGAGTTGAGTTTCCGGAAAGGAGGGGTTTTTGTTGCTTTGAGATGGCGTCGTGGAGAACTTTATCTTTCACTTCATAGATTCTTCTTTGGCCACTTTTTGCGGGAAAGTCAAATGTGAGTGTTTGACCATCTCGACTCAATTTGACATGCTTTCTCTTCAATGACATGGCACCGAGAGCGTCGTCATTGTCCCTTGACCCCGAACGAAGGTATGCTATTACAATCATACGGAGAGTAAGTGCGTCATCCCATAGTGAGTGTTTGGGATTTCCAAGTATCTTCGCCGTAACACTCTTAATTTTAGAGAAGTCAATCTGTGTAGATCTCCCCTTTCTCAATTTTCTTTGCTTTTCCAAAAACTTTTCACTGTAATAATAATGCTTTTTACCCGTGCCATCGATTGCGGTCGCTAAAAGTTTGGGATCATTGGGATATACCTCAACATTCGTGTAAATGGGTGGAATGCCGATTTTGCGATACCTTTCTTGTTCAGCCCCGGGGACTGGACGCCCCTCCCTGTAAAACACGCCACGTCTTCTGGTTATCATCTATAGTAGATTAGGATTATCTTTTACATGTGGAATACACATCTAAAAGGTAAATATTCCCGCCGGGTATTGATCCCGGTATTTAGTCTTAACTCCTATATTATGAAATAAATCATAATTTGACATACTTTAAAAGTATAAGGACTAGGTGATAACCATTTCACTACGGGAACTTTCAGAGCTCATACTCTGTGATTGTAAAGCGACCCTTCTGTCTCGTGACAGGTTTACCAAATAGCTGGACTATTCTCTGTTTACCGCGCGACGTACCTTTAACCTGTTTAGATTGTTTGTCAATTGTAGCTTCAGATCTAAATGCGACGTTGGAATTTAAATATTCAATACCATCCTCCATTATCACCATAATTTGATCTGGTGGTGTTATCTGAGCACCCACGAATTTCTGGTCTTCGTAAAGTGCTCTATACATCCCATGCCTATACTACACGAAGATAATCCCTCAGGGGCATGACATTTGTCGCACCTTTAATGAAGTCCCTGTGACTTTGTACATGAGCAAAAGTTTCTCTACCCATGCGTTCTGCGAGAATTGAATCATATGTACACGGTTCAACCGCACCAATGAGGTAACCAGGTTGGATGACTTTAGAATGTGTAGAAAGACTGGTGAGTAGATAGTCGTAGTTGCATACTTCAGAAATAATGACAACCGCATATCCACGCTTTGCGTAACTGTATTCAATAGAAGTTCTATAATCACTGTGTGTTTCTGGTAGAATAACATTCGTTATCTTTGAATTTCGTGCGAAACCGGCGTGTGTTGCCAAATCGCTGTTATTTACTCCGGGTACTTCTACGAAAACGATAGAGCTTGTGGAAGTCGCTTCAATGTACGCACAATCAATATATTTCGCGAGTTCCTGGATAGCTGTCTGGAAACCAATGGATTGTACACCTGGTATATCGTTATAGATTGTTTTAGCAATACCAATGATATTTGTATCCACTCGGTCATCGAGGGATAAATCTCTCGCAGACTTCATGGTCGCGTTTCCACATATACAATAGAGACGATCAAGTCCGGAAATATTCTGGACTGCTCTATCAATATCAACGTAATCATATGACGTTTTTAAGAGTGAAACTGCTCCATCGTCAATGTATGCCTGATCAAAGTACTCTTTGATATTTTCATTAATACCTCTGAATCCGTCGCGGAAACCATGGACTCTATTACCCTGACTCCTCTCCCGGAGAGTAAGAGACCGAACAAGGGTATTTACACCCGGACATACACCACCCGCGGTGAGGATTCCGATGTTCATATATCATACATGGCACAGTTACTTTTAATTATATTTAATGGTCACACCAAATAAAGATCTACACATGATATATAATGACATTTGAGATTGTCACATACGCCAATAAATCTCAGGGTATGTTTGAAGATCTTGTCAATAATGAGTTTGACATTCCGGTGACGGTTTTGGGATGGGGGACTAAATGGAATGGTTTCAGTGACAAATACAAGGGCATGTCAAAACATCTCGAAACAAAGAGTGACGACGACATTGTCATTTTCCTAGATGGGTTTGATACTAAAATTAATAAAAATCCAAGTGACGTTGTTGAACTTTTCAAGAAATTCGATTGTAAAGTTCTTGTGTCAAGGGATCCCGACCCATTTCGCGCCGCACCCCTTGTTTTTGGTAAGTGTGGTGGAAAGTATACCGCCAATTCCGGGCTTTATATGGGATACGCAAAAGAAGTCAAAAGTATTATAGATGAGGCGTTGACTCAAAAGTGCGAAGATGATCAGACAAATCTAAATACTATATGCCAGACTTCTGACTATGTAAAGGTTGACGAAGAAGAAGTGATTTTCAAAAACTTTGGACCTTTGGGCGATCAGAGTGATACGAATGCCATCTTTGTGTCATATCCGGGTTCTCCGAGTGTCGGGCGATATTCTCGAGCTATAGTTGAATACACACAATTCCTATACTTGTATATATTGTGTCTACTCATTTTGGGACTAGCTTTCTTTCCACAGAGACAGAAGGTTTTGTTACCTACATTACTTATATTTACAACCTTTTACGCGTTTGTGGCAGATAAATCATGCACTCTCCATTCTTGATAATGAATCCACACTGCGATCTCTGTTAATACTATCTTTACTTTTTCGTCTCATACGAGATATGGCATTAAGCCACCCCGTCACAGCTCTCTTTGACGCGAGTTCTGACGCGGTTTCTTCACTCACTATAATACTAAGGCCGTTACACACATCCGGTTTGTTTACCTTGTCTGGAAACTCCAAATTGAACGCTTCTATAGATATAGAAGGTATATCGGGGGCGTCATCGAGGAGGCGGTCATACTCTTCGCGGCATTTTCTCACAAACTCTATAACACAAGCGCGGCGTCCAGGATCAAGAGACAATTCCATATCTATATTTCTATAATATTTGGAATATTGAACGCACATCAAAGAGTGACTCTGAGCCAATGTGGAACTCTGACTAAATTTTGAAATACTCGTCAGGATACCGCCAATTACATTCAGGAACGCAAAGAAGTACTGAACAATCATAATTTTAGCTCTCGTGGAGTTGTCTAGGTCTTCATTTCCACTTGGATTGAGAACAGCAAAACCTCCGACACCTGTGACACTTGCAATCACTATACTTGGGTATGACAAGTGGTCATTTTGCCTTTTATAGTGGAGACGAGAATGATTATGTAACCACCTATAACCAGCCGCACGCTCCGCCCACGATTTAAGAAGCTTCTCCTGTGCCGGACACCAGGGGGCTGGAGGCGATTCATCAACCTTCGTGTCAACCATTATTTTACGCACACATATTTTTCAAGCTCCGGGGTGATATCACGCACCCACCATTTCTTTTTACCTGGATCCCACCTGGCACCCTGGGATTTTACAACGTCCTTTTCTTGGTAGGGTACATCCAGGTATATACGATCGTTTGGCGGCGGCGTATTCATATATTCTTTAGCTTCCGCTTCAGTCTTAAAAGATTTATACATCGCATCCTTATATCCGTGAACCTGTGCTTTAGCTTCGTCCCATGTAGTGTATATACCCGGAACATGACCTTTAACGACACCGTAAAATTTGTTGCTTTTGAGACTCAACGCTCGCGTCGTTGTCGCTTTACCCGCAGATTTAGCATTTTTAATTTCCAACGCTTCCTGATACGCGATAGAGTCCACTAGTTCATTCTGTGGATGTCCATTATGCGCCTTTACCCAACGCCATTCAACCAGATTCATTCTCTGTATAAGTGTATCAATCTGAATCCACAACTCTTTGTTCTTAACCGGTTCGCCCGATTTTATACGCCAGTCATTTCTTTTCCAATTTTTAATCCATGAAGTTATACCATTCCTGACATAGGTACTATCCGTGAATAGTGTTATCTCAAGAATGTTGCGAGCGATGCATTGTTCGAGTGCCTTAACGGCTGCAGTCAGTTCCATGGCGTTGTTTGTAGTATTGTCCTGTCCACCCGAAACTCTCATTCCTGGCCCTACAACACCCCACCCTCCCGGTCCCGGATTACCGATGCAACTACCATCCGTGTAAATGTCCTGCATTTGTTATATTCATATGACGCGTGTTTACTTTAATTTAGCATACTCAGATTTACCGTTACGGGAAATCATGTAGGTGGTAGTCGCAATACCCAAGAGGAGAATTGAGAGTGGGACCCAGATTGCGATAGTTTTTGTCTTGTTATCTCTTTCGGCCATTGTGTTTTAAATTACGTGGAGATTATTTTGTTACTTTTCGCGAGATTTTCACGGGCTGGGAGCAGTTGAAGATTAAGTAGATGTGAGTAAAACTTCGCCTATTGATTTTTCAGATTTCAAGTCAAGTGTAATAAATGGTTTTGTTTTATTGTGAAATTTATAATATAAAGACACCCATAGTACGATCATACCTGGTGTCACTTCCATTTTACCGTCGTTTGTGGGTCCAAATTTACCACCTGGGACAATTTGCATTTTGGTAGTACCATCTTCCCTTAACATATAAAGTTTACCGTCTTCAAATGTGATAATTTTTTTAAATAGTTCTTTATTTTCATCTGAAAATTGTAAATTGCCAGACCAAAGATCATCCACAAATTTGTCAATCATATGTTCACCTTTTTCATTTACAATATTTGTAAGTATGCGCGCAGAATCGTATACTTCGGAGTATATACAATCTCTTGTACCATCTGAACACAAACCAGTGTTGTTATCAAATGTAGTGGTAAATCCACCACTCTCAGTTGTACCACCACCCACGGGGTCATATACATATTGCATTTCTGTTGTTGGTGTTAAATTGCACCAATCTGGGTTATCACTGGAGTGACTACAATACGCAGTTAAAGGCATATCCAAATAAGTTTCAGTGGTACTCCCACCACTTTTAGTGACGCCATCTGTGCCAAGAGTGATAGTGTCACTCGCTGGGGGTGCTGGAGCTGCTGAATCCTTCTTTCCGAACTTTGTGTACGCGAAGTATCCACCACCTATCAACATAACAAAAAATACAAAGGCAAGTAGTATCAAAATAAGCATTGTTATACTTTGTAATTAGAAAAAAAAAGGACCCCAAACGAACTCAAAAACTATTTAAGTTTGGAATCTTTTGATTATGAGAACATTGACGATATGACAAAAAGAACAAATGTTTCGTTCATTTGCGTCACCAATTTTGCTTATGTACCAGACGGCATTGAACAACAAATTGTCAGTTTCTCTGGTCAGGAGTGGGATGGTGAAGCAGATGATGTTGCACACAGGGATATTTTAGAGTTTAATTTGACGATTATTAAGATATTTGTTTGTATCTTAATAATTGTGTTTATATTTTTTAAAACGAGACGAGATCACATACTTAAGCCATAATTAGCTTAGTTGGAGAAGGCGAGACCACCCATACCGGATTGGATGCGGAGGACGTTGTAGTTGACCGCAAACATGTGCATGGTGGTGGAGGCCGCCGCCGCTGGGATGGTGACCGCGACTTGAGCATTGTCAATACGACTGAAATTACAGGTCCCGGTTGGTTGATGTTCTTCTGGCTTGAGCGCGAAGGAGTACGAGTACACACCCGCGTATGGGTTACCACTGTGGTGG